TATCTATAAAATAAGTAATTAAATTTCTCCATGCAGATCTTTCATCATTTGAAAGAACAACATATTCTTTTCCAATAAAAATTCGTTTAGTAGAATCTCCTACTTTTCTTAGCCCGCAATATAGTTCTTTTATTATATAACTTGCTATATGCGGTCTAACTTGTAAGGTTCCTCCTCTTAATGTTAGCATAAATATATCATGTTTTATCTGGTTACAATATCTATGCGCCCAACGTATTTCTCTTCTAAGAAAATTCTTTTCATCTTGGGTCATGGTACCATTATAAGTTATATCATATAGACCTACAAACCCGTATCCCAATGTAGGTTCTACAATGTGTTCTCCAACACCCATACCCCAATAACCTGGATCATGAGAGTCTACCGAATTCGGCATTCCTGTCATTTTACCACTTGGAAATTTACCGGTATTCATATCTGCTATGGGAAATCCGCATAACCAGCAACAAATTAGAGGAGCAGGTTCATTTTCAAAAGCAGCGTCTCCCGCACCACCAGAAATACCAAAAGGACTTCTTGCTATTCTTCTTCCAATCATGTTCATATATCTACCTGAGTGTCCCCTTTCTATTCTTCTTTGATTAGCATTACTATTTGCCATTCACCCTACTTTATACGCATACAAAATTCCAGCGTGTTCTCCTTCTCCCGAATGGGCTTGGACCGACGCAACCGCAACCCTTGGATGCCCGCCTTCTGTAACTTTTCCCCATCATTCTGGATGAAGACGTTCTTCAGCGCAGCCTCATAGAAATCAATCGGCTTGGTGTCCATGCTCTGAATAATGGAAACCATCGGCGGTGTCAGCACATCTATCCGGATAGAAGGCTTCACAAGAAGTTCTCTATACTCCGTGATGTCCAGTGACCCTCCGAAGATACGCAGAATCTCTCTGCTCGGAGCTGCCTGTACACCCTGCGAAGCCGAAAGACAGAAGTTATGATACAAACGGTTCAACTTAGAATAGCGTTCCCATTGCTCCCCCGCATCTAGCCTTTGAGAAAACAAATAAGCCGTTGCGCACGAAGGTGAACAGAAGTTTCCATACACGCGCCACACACCATCCACAATATTCGTCGGGATGACACACGGCGTTCCAGCAAACTCATGACAATCCCAAAAGCAGTGAATCTCCGTCTTCTCAGGCAACTTCTGTAGGCGGTTCTTGTCCTGATACTGAACCATCAGTTTCTCGGAATAATAGCACGGCAAAGAGCCCCGCGCCGGTGCAGCCACTTCCTCCTTGTTCTTAGCCTGCCACATGCTCGTGGCCTGCGACGGCGGAGCAATAATATCAATTGAGCTATATTGTTCAACATTCTCATCTGCTGGAAGCTTCTCAACTGTTACTACTGCGTTAGACCCAAGAAAACTGACACTTTCATCCATCTGGTCAAACGGAACCGGTTCACCCGCTGAGGCATGATTATATTCAATCTGCGACATCGGCGTCTGCTCTTGAAGCTGGGCCGTGCGCACCGGCAGGTACGCGATAAGAGGCCGTTGGCTTCCGCTCAATGATCCAGTGACTCCAGCAGGTGTTACAACGGCTACGACTTGCGGTTGCTTCTTACGCTGCTTTGGCGGTTTCTTTTCACTCATCTTACTTTGTTTTTATCCCCGTTCTTTATGTCCGTATTTAAATACGACACTGATTGTCTAAAGATAGATGTCAGCGATAACAACTGAAGTTTGGACTGAAAAATATAGACCTCGTAAACTAAACGACATACACGGACATGTTTCTATTTGCCGTTATCTTACACGTATTTTATCCGTGAAACCATCTGCTAGACCGCATTTATTATTTCATGGACCACCGGGCACAGGCAAGACAACATTAGCATACGCCTATACGGGTGAACTGTATCCCACATTCTCAATGCCCTTGTACTCTATGTATCTGAATGCCAGTGATGAACGTACGATTGAAGTTATCCGCGACCGCATTATTGATTTTGCGAAGACAAGTTGGCCGGGCATTGACCGTAAGGTCATCATTTTTGATGAAGTAGAAACAATGACAGATTCTGCGCAGATTGCCTTACGAGCACTGCTCGATGAATATGATGAAAATCCGGATAGAGCTCCGCAGTTCATCTTCATCTGTAACTGCCTCAGTCGTGTTCAGAATCTCATTCGGAGTCGTTGCCTCTGTTTCTATATGGGGTCCTTGTCACCAACGCATATGCAGAATATGTTAACAAATATTAGTCAATCTGAAGGTCGTAAGGATATTCCTTCCCGTTTAGGTCTCTACTTGACCCGTGGTGATATGCGCCAAATTGTAATCCAGTATCAGAATTGTAATTTGATCGATAAAAAACTTCAGTATGTTGTTCGGCTTATGAATGCCCCCCGCAACAAAATGGATTTTGTGTTGGATGAAATTCTACAGAATATTTCGCAGAATCACTTGCTCATGGCTATTCTTTCTATTCTTCGTTGGCTCGGCTGGGACACACATTCGCCGGAAATTTTTACTAAACTTCTCCACGGATGTATGTATGTTAGTCTTTTTCCTCATTCTACGGAACCGCTCAAGCAATTACTTCATGAGACATTTGCTGCGCAAGAAAAGAAGTTTATAACCTAATGTAAGTCCAAATCAGTTAGCCAACTATTGCTAGTGGGAATCGTATCAAAATATTTATCGTATTTCATGTATCCTTTACCGTGAACTAACTTTTTGAATTCTCCAATAAACTCAAGCTGATAATCCGTGTAATTTGGCGCTACATTTACTAAGATGACACGGAGACTGGGAAAAAGATAATTCTCAATCTTTCCGTAAATACGAAAATAATAATCCATGTCGCTGGCATCATGGATTAAAACCTTCATTACACGAATACCATCTGCGAACATTTTCTTTTCGGCTTCCATTGTTTTTTTAACTTGTTTTATCTTTAGGTTTGCCAAAATTTGTCTTAATTTATAGTATTTTTATTGTCTAGTAATTGTCTATAAGTTACTAAAATTTGAAGGACCAACTTAAAGCCTCCTTAAGTTCAAAAGGTAGGATGGCACAAGTAAACACAGCCAAGGTTACAATCACACCGCTAAGAATTAGCACTATGACTGTTACGGGCCACATCGGCACCAAGATTGATATTCCGAAGTTATGGGATGCTGTTCCCATCATGCCCTATTGGTATCTAGCAGAAGGTATCTTGAAGATGGAACATAATATGAATAAAAAGGGCCTTTGTCGGCATGATATTATGCTAAAGCGCAAGAAGCAGAAGAAGAAGTTTTACAATCAGGCCACAATTATTGTTCGCTTAGCAACAAATGAAAATGAATGGAAAGAAGTCAATGTAAAGTTGTTCTCAAATGGCGGAGTCCAAATGACGGGTATTCTGTCCGAAGAAATGGGAAAGCAGTCCATTGTAGTCTTGCTCCGCTCCCTCAAAGATAAGGTTTCAGCAGAAACATACAAGTTGGTCTTTCCTCCAACACCCGAATATCCCGAGCCGTTTCTATATCGCTACGCAATTCAACTTGTCAACTCAGATTATAGCATCGGTGTTCCTGTTCGCCGGGACCGTCTTCATAAGATTTTCGTCCAGAACTACAAGCTCTTCAGTACATTTGAGTCTGATATTTATCAGGGTGTCAACACCAAGTATTTCGTAAATGAGAAGCGTCCAGTAACAACACTGCCTGGCCTCTGTGGTTGCCCCACACTCTGCTCGGGCTCTGGTACAGGTCAAGAACTCGGTTCCTGTAAGACGGTTACAATCGCCCCTTTCCAAACGGGGAAACTAATTATTACGGGCGCACGAACCCTGGCCCAAATTGAGGAAGCGTATAATTATGTGAATATGATTATCACAACACACGCTGAGGAAATCATTCGCCCTCTGCCTCCTAGCAGGCCGATGCCTGAGAAGATTGTGGCAAAAAAGAATGAAACTCGTTGGATTTCGCATCCTAGTCCCCGTCATATGCAGGTGTTCACGTTTCCTTGCCCTGCGTAAAAATAAGCAAAAAAATGAAACCCCTAGTTTTAAAGCCAAATGAGTACGAATGCTGCAGCCTCTTCCGCTTCTGCTTCTCAGCCTTCTCAGACTTCTACCCCTTCGGGACAGCAGAACCAACAGCTTGTCCTCCAACAGGGTGGAATCCAGACCACTGAGATTCCCGCCGAGAAGACCCTTGTCCATGCTGCGCGCATCGCCGTAGAGCAGGACAAGCCGATTCTGCTAGACTACTACAATGATACCAAGAATGCGAAGGCGTTCCTCGGGGAGGATCCGGATACAAAGGAGCGCATTCTAGTAAAGAATGCGGAGGAGTATACCAGCCCTATCCAGAAGATTTTTAAGACGGCCACGGACTACATCGTCATGACAGAGAACTCTATCTATATTGTCAGCGGTGCCATCAAGAAGAAGATTATCACAACGGGTAACTCTTCAGCTCCGTCTTCTTCGGGTCGGCCCTCCACTGCGACTGCTTAAAAAATTTGATTATTTTTGTTTAACAAACAGAGGCCAGAATGTCCTTAGATTCCTGGCTTACTAAAACCAACAATGAAGACCCCTCATGGACTCCTGCCTTACTAAGTAATACGCCAAAGCGCCGGGTTCTAGGTATTCTTGGAGGCCATAAGCGCACTGATTTTCACGATTTTCAAAAGACGATCATCAATGATATTCTTGTGAAAATGGGAGCACCACCTGACCTCGTCCTTTTATCAGACGAAGGCAAAGATACAAGTGGACTAATTTATATGTGGTCTGAGCAGAATAATATCCCGGTGCGCTACATTAAAGCAGATTGGTCTGCTGGAAAGTCAGCGGGTCTACAAAGGGATACTCAGATTCTTAAAGAGGGAAGTGCGTTTATTATTTTCGCTCAACCCCGCAGTGACCGGTATACAAAACTTGCCACCAAACTCCAAAAGAAGAAATTACCTGTGGTATTAGTAGGAAATGTCTAAGTGTACATACAGAAAGCAACGTGGTGGAGCCGTCGGTGATGGCACTGGAGCTGGAGCTGGTGCGGGTTATACCAACTTAACTGGTTTCAATTCTCTTCCTAAAGGCGCTGCTATCTCTGGTGTGGTGAATAGTCAAGCCGCAATGTTTGGAAGAATTCCTTCAACTATAACAGAGCAAGGTATGAATTTTTCATCTAGAACTGCTGCGTTTCACAGAAGCCGAAAAAATCGTAGTCGCAGACAGCGTGGCGGTGCGTTAGCCCCTGCGCCTTATTCATCATTAGGTGAAACTCTACCTTCCAGCATGACTGGTGGCATGACAACTGATGGCTTGGGCGGGTCAGCCACAGGTGTTCTGGATACTATGTTGGCTCAGACTCGCGGTCTCGTCCAGCAGTCTGGTGGTGGTTACCGTAGCCGGTCACGCAAGCAGAAGCAGAACCGTAATCGTCAACAGCAGAACCGTAGCCGCAATCGCCAGAGCAGAAAGCAACAGAACCGTAACCGTCAGCAGCAGAACCGCAATCGCAATCGCCAGAGCAGAAAGCAGCGCGGTGGAGCCCTCGGTTTCGGCCCGGCTGTCCCGGCCTCCGGCAATTACTCTATCCTATCCCCGCAGGAACTCAAGGCTGCTGGCCTAAATCCGCAGTTCTTTGATGAGAACCTGGTCAACCCGGCGTTCGGTGGAGCGATCGTTGTACCGGGTGGCAAACTTAACTAAACACGTGTTAGAATACAACCTCCTTCAGTAGTCGTCTTTTGCGATTCTGTAAGAGCCTGTAGTAATAAAGACTTTGTATTAGCACCCGCTTCAGGTTGCGTAACCTTAATTGTGACAATTAGGTCGCCAAAACCTCCGCCATTCAAGGGCATTCCCAAGCCCAACCCCCGAACCTGAGCTCCATTCAGTAATATATCACCTGCCCATGAAACGGTCTTCGCTGTCCCTGAAGGATGATCTGCTAGAGTCCTCATAAATCCCGTAACAGATTCAATCCAAGAAATTGTAAGTTCAAGACCTAACTCGTTACCATTCCAACTATAAGCTCCCTTCTCCGGACAGCGCAAAATTAAAATAACATCTCCCGGTTGCGCAAAATCAATCTGGTCCGAGCATTCACCAGTAAACGTAAATTGGTGACCATCACGCATTCCCGATAGAATTTTAACTTCTAATTGCTTTTCCCGATTCAAAATGCGCGACCCCGAGCAGACAGAACAAAGAGGACCCGGCTTTCGGCAACGTCCTTCACATTCATGGCATGTACCCCTCTGTTGAACAAAAAATCCTGGCTGAATTTGCATTGACTGAACAGTAAAGCCCCGTCCTCCACAACCACCACATTCCTCAAAACTTGTTACACCATCGCCCTTACACGCATAGCAAAACCGCCCCTGATTAAAAACAATCTTAAAATCCTTTCCAGCATAAAAGTCCATTAAACTTAAGTTAATTTCATGCATCTTACTCTGACCCTTGCCTTGACGTTGAGGAGGTCCCTGTGATGAAGCACTCATTGGTGTTCCAAAGAAGTTCTGAGCTCCACCACCTTGAAACATCTGCTCAAACATACCGCCCACATCCATATGAATACCCATTCCTCCACCTCCGTGTGCTCCAGCAAAACCCCGCATCATTGCCTCAAACGGATTGCCACCCATTTGCTGACCC